TGGTTAAAGAAAAGGTGGGTGGGGCTCTTAGCCCCTGGGGATTAATCCAAGCACCACCGGCCCAAGAAAAGGCCGCAGAATGGCCACGCTGGCAAAGCGGAAATTTACTCATCAAGTGAGGATCGCATGGTTTTGAACGCAGAGCAGTTAGCAGAGATTGGCAGCATTGAAGTGATTGACCAGGAAACTCCTGGGAACGCCGAAGAAGTTCAGACGGGCCAGGCACCCGCCGTTTCATCCACCTCGGAAGAGGGGGCTTCACCCGCACCTGTTGAAGAGGGCGCAACCGGCGCCGCTCCAGATGCAAACCTTACTGCCACAGAGCAGGTAGAAGTTGACACCGCGCACGACCAGTTCGAGAAGACCGGCACTTGGCCAGAAGACACCCCGAAATGGGTACAGAAGGCAGTGAACCGAGCGACTCGGCAGAAGCATGAGGAGAAGCAACGGGCCGATATCGCCCTGGCTGAGAATGCGGGACTTAAAGCGGAGATTGCCGCCCTCAAGGCCGCACCAGTACAGGTGGCCGATACCCCTGAACCTTCAATAGACGACTTCGAGACTGAGAAAGAATATTTTCTCGCCCTCTCTAACTGGAATTACGACAAGCGCGACCGAGAGCGGGCGGCTGTCTCGTCTGAATCCTCCAGAGTTTCCCAGAACGAAGAAACAGACGCCGACTTTGAAGGACGACGAGCTAAAACCTTCGATGCTGGGGTTTCCAAATATCCTGATTACGCAGCGGCAATCGGATCAGTACCGGGCGGGATATTCACAAGGGAGCTTGTGGACGCCTTAACACTGACCGACAACGCTGCGGACGTTTCCTACCACTTGGCCAAGAACCTACCGGAAGCCGAGCGCATTGCAAGCATGACCGGGCCAAAGAAGGCAATCGCATTGGGCGAATTGTCTGCGAAGTTGAGTCTCCCGGTCACTAAACGATTGTCCAATTCTCCTGACCCCATAACTCCGGTCGGCGGGAATATCGTCAACAACGGCACAGGCGCCGGTGATGATATGAGTTCTCTCGAAAGGATTCTGGGGCGGAAATAACCCCAAAGAGGTTTTATCATGGCTGGAAATACTTTTAAAACGGCAAAGAAGATCCTCCAGATCGCAGCCGTTGAGCTTTACAACAACTGCAAATTCGCCGATGTCGTCACGATGTACGGCGAGAAAGAATTCAAGGCTCCTGCAATGGGTGCCATTGGGCCAACTGTTGATGTCCCGATGCCCATTCGCTACCTGGCCAAGACTGGCCCGAACTTCCAGGGCCAGTCGATCACCGAGCGCACCGTTCCGGTTACTCTCGACCAGGACATGCACGTTGGCCTTGATATGTCCGTTTTCGACGCCACCCTGAACACCGAAGCCAGTATCCTTGACGCCTCCAGCAAGTTCATCAAGCCTGCCATTATGACCCTGGCCGACGCTTTCGATGATTACGTCGCTGGTTTGGGTGCCAAGTTGGCCCAGACCGCAGGCGTAGCCGGGACTACTCCTGGATCTGGCACCGCTGCCGCTACCCAGCAGGCCATCGCTGACGCGGCTATGATCATGGCTGAAAACGGTGTTCCTGATTCCACCGTCAAGAACATGATCCTGAGCCCGAAGGCCGCCGGTTATATCCCCACCGCCCTTTCCGCCCTGTTCGTTAAGGAAGCGCAGGAGTCGGTGCGGACTGGTCGCCTTGGTCATTTGATGGACTTCGATATGTATAAGTCCAACAACATCCGTAAGCATACCGCTGGAACCTTGGGCGCAGGTGCTCAGGTTAATGCAACCGGCACCGCTGGCGGCGCTCTGGTTCTCAAGGGCTTGACCTCTGGCGATAGTGTTGCCGTTGGCGATACCATCACCATAGCCGGCGTCTATGCCGTCAACCCGGTGAACAAGCGCACGGTGTCCAGTGACCGACTTATGCAGTTCGTCGTCACTACCGCCGCTGCCGAAGCTGGCAACGCTCTTACCACCACTATCTCCCCGGAAATCATCACTTCCGGAGCCTACCAGAATTGCAGCGCCGCCCCGGTTGACACTGCTGCTGTTACTATTAAGGCAGATCATGTCTGCAATATGGTCATCACCAAAGACACCCTTGTTATGGCGACCATGCCGTTCAAGGCCCCTAAGTCTGCGACTGTCGCCGAGGTTGTCACCTACAAGGGCTTGTCCCTGATGTTGACCGCCCAGTACGACATCGCAACCCGCTCTGAAACCGCCCGGCTTGATATTCTGTTCGGCGGTCGTGAGCTTTACCCGGAAACAGGCGTCAGATTACTTGGGTAGCAGTTAACCATCAACCCGTTATCCCTGCCGGTATGGCCTTTGGCTACCGGCAGGGCTCAACCTAAAAAAGTAGCACCATAAGAGGCAATAAGATGAAGAAGATTCTCGCGGCAACCCTGGCCATCCTGCTTTTCGCAGGTTCGGCCCATGCCATCACTGACCGATTGGGGGCCAAGTATTCCTTGGACTTCAACCAGACCAAAACCCTTTCCAAAACCACTGCCTATACGGTCACCACTACTGACGGTGGCGCACTGATCAACGGCGACACCACCTCTGCCGGGTTTACAGTTACTCTGCCCTTGTTGTCAACCGTCGCGGCCAGCGGCCAGAGCATGAGCGTCAAGATTGTTAAGACTGACGCAAGTGTAAATGTGCTGACCATCGCACCGGCAACCGGCAATACCATCGGCGGTGAAAGCGCCCGGAAGATCATCAACCAGAACGGCTTTGTAATCCTGACCTCTCAGGGAAAAGACTGGTCGGTTGACTTTGAAAGCCCCTATGTAGTTGAAGACCATGAGGCCGGAACCGCCAACATCGGCACCCAGAGCTACGGAGCATCCATCGTTTTCGAAGGGGCTTCTGCTGATGCCTACGAAACTACCCTGGCCGTCACTGATCCTACCGCAGATGTAACCTACCAACTCCCTACTGGTGGCGCTGGCACTGTATATGTGATGTCTTCCAGCCTGGCCACAAACTTTGCTGACATCGCAAATTCAGTAACCGGCGCCTCTAATGGCATGTTGTTCGAGGGGGCCACTGCTGACGCCTATGAAACTACCCTAACTGTTACCGACGCGACCGCTGACCGCACTGTTACCATGCCTGACGCTACTGGAACCGTAGCGCTGACCGCTGGCCTTGGATCTCGGGTGACCGTAACCGCAGGCTCAGGGACGACCACCGTAACCACCGCGCATTGTGGTGGAGTTTTGACCGCCGCCGCTGACGCTGACGGTGTTTTCAATCTTCCCGCCACTTCTGCAGGTTGTCTACTGCGGTTTGTCAATATCGGCGCCGCCGCCAATAACCTGCTGACCATCAACCCTGATAATGCTGATCAGATTTTCGGCACCGTTACCCTGGCCTCATCAGTTGTGGCGATTGCCGGTAGTGCTGGTGATGCAGTGTCAAACACCAAAGGCACCAGTATCCGGGGGGACAGCATGACGCTCCTCGGCGACGGAGTGGACGGTTGGTACATCGTGTCATCCACCGGCATTTGGGCTGACATTAACTAGGCTACACCTACCTGAATAGGGGCCGGGTAAAACCGGCCCTTTTCTGAGGATGAGAAAATGAGCAACAACGCACAGGCAGAAAAAGAAACCTTGGCCGCAGAGGCGAAAGCCCTTGGTGTTAAGGGGTATCACTTGATGGGCATTGACACCCTCAAGGACGCAATCGCCGCTGCAAAATCGGATTCCGAGAAAGCCGCCAAGGAAAAGGCTGAAGAGATAAAGAAGGCCGAGGAAAAGTTTGAGGCCGAGCGGGTGGCTGCGGAGAAGGCTGAAGCTGACCGCCTCGAATTAGAGAAGGCTGAAACTACTACCGCGACCCAAACCACCTGGCAATACCACAAGACCGAGCAACCCCGAGTATTTCAGCCTGGCGATATTATCCCCGCTGGCTGGAGTAGCGATAACCGCAAGCTCTGGAATTTCTCTGACTATGGAGTATGGGAATTAAATGCCAACGCTTAACAGTGTCTTAATGGGCGCATTGAAGCTGGCCGGGGTCGTTGGGGAAGGACAAACCCCAGCGGCCTACGTTATCGCCGACGCTCTGCACTCCCTGAATTTGATGACTGACCTCTGGTCAAGCCAAGGCGTTTTCTTCCCAACCCGGGAGACGCTGGCGGTCACCAGTGGAGTCTCAAGCTATACCATCGGAACCGGTGGAGTGTTTAATACCTCCCGGCCCGTATCGGTAAGAGATTCGCACATCCTTATTGGCACCCAGGAATATCCGGTGAAGGCCATTACGCACAGCCAGTATGAGGGCATCGGCAATAAGGCTCTTACCGGCCGGCCTTACCTTATGCACATGCTCCCGACAATGCCGACCGGGACAATCAAGCTGTTTCCCGTTCCTGATGCTAACTACTCGCTGATTCTGGTGTCGCTGAAACCTATTCCTACATACACCACCGCAAGTTTGCCAGCGGCCACCGGCCTGCCGCCCGGGTTTGATATGGCCATTGAGTATGGCCTGGCTATGATCGTCGCCGCGCAGAAGGGCCGAACCTTGTCTCAGCCTGTTTATTCAATAGCCGATTCCGCTTACAACAATATTGTCAACCAGTGCGCGGCCTACCGGCTCAAGAACATGACCGGCCTTGATCCCACCGGAAAGAGCGGTAATGATTTCCCTGTCGGGTGGCTTGGATGATCCCGCTTTCGCTTGGCTTAACACAAGGCCGGTCGCCTGCAATCAGCGCCGGGCAAGATGTTAACGTATTCCCCGTTATTAATCGGGAAGACGCCAAGAGCCCTGTTACCCTTTCCGAGCGCCCTGGCTTAAAGCGCCTGGTCTGCCCTGTTGCTGGCGAAGTCCGCTGTATGCTCAAGCGCGGCAGGACTTTATATGCGCTGGTTGGCGGCGGGTTTTACGAAATCAACCTGGACACCCTAGCCTATTCGCTGATTTTTACCATGTCCACCACGACCGGAAAGGCATGGATTGAAAAGAATGCCAACAGTCAAATCCTGGTTGTCGCCTCCAACGAGGGGTGGGTGTTTAACTGGACGACCAACCTTTTTGGAGTGATTGCAGATGTAGACTTCCCCGGTGCCATTTCCCTGGCCTTTACCCAACAATACGCGGTCACCGTCGATCCTGACTCTGGCCGGCTTCGCAACTGCGAGTTAAACAACTTCGAGTTGTGGGATGGGACAGCCTTTGTCTCTGCCGAATCTGCGCCCGACAACCTGCTGTCAATCATTGCTGATCACAAGGAAATAGTCGCCTTCGGTGAAGCCACTGCCGAGATATACCGATCCACCAGTGATGTTGACGCCGTGTTCCAGCCACTCGAAGGCGGGTTTATGGAGATTGGCATAAACGCCCCTGCTTCGGTTGCCAAGGTATCAAGCGTCGTCCTCTTCCTCGATAATTCCCTACAAGTCAGGATGATGGAAGCCTACTCGCCCAGGATCATCTCGAATGACGCCCTTATGTTCAAGATATGCCAGATGGCCAAGACCGACGACGCGGTTGGAATGGCCTATACCTGGCGGGGCCACAGTTTCTATCTTCTGACCTTCCCAACTGCCAATAAGACATTCGCCTACGACCTGACCTCTTCCGGGTTGGCCGGGCGCGATATTTGGCATGAGGTGAGAAGTTACCCGGTTGCAGGCGAAAACCGCTGGCGCGGGCAATGTGTCCTTCAGGATGGCGTGAATGTCTATGTTGGAGATTACGAGAACGGCTGGATTTACACCCTGGACGAAGCCACTCACACCGATAACCTTGAGCCCCTTCAGAGAATATGGACATGCTCCGAGATTGTTGACAGCCAGCAGCGCCGCACCATGTATCACAACGAGCTTGAATTAGAGGTTGAAATGGGAGTGGCCACGGATGCGGTTGAAGATCCTCAAGTGGCGCTGACCTATTCCGACGACAACGGCCGGACATGGAGTAGTGAGTTGTGGAATTCGCTCGGCCGGGTTGGCGAGTACAAGAACCGCGCCCGGTGGTTTGGGTTGGGCTCCAGTAAATGCAGGCTCTACCGCTTTATGGTTTCCGACGATGTGAAGCTAGAGGTCGTCGGGGTTTATCTTCGCGCTGAAATGGGAGACTGGTGATATGGGCTTTTTTGAAAGTGTGATGAATTATGCCGACCCTATCAGCGCATCTATTTTGACAGACCAGGGCCAGGCTATTGGGGTTGATATGCCTGACTCTCATGCCGCTATTGATCTTTACGGGCGGCCAGAACCTTACAAATCTGATCGGACGGGAACGGAGTTTGACGTTAACGATCCGGCCAAGGCCGAGGCGGCTAAACGTCTTGATGCACAGATGGCGCTCTGGAGAAGCAAGCAGAAGCCCCAGGTAAAGAAGAAAGACGACCCTCGGCATAAAGACTTCTGGCCGGTGATGAATAAGTACGAGGCCGACTGGAAGCAGGGCCAAGTTCCCGCAAATACCAAGCAGACGCCGGCCGCTGCCGACAATGCTCTTTCGGTAGGCACCCGCAACCCTGACTTTCCACAGAACGGCGGGATTAATCCGAATGGAATGTATTCAGGCGGCAATTCCTTGTCCACTCCGGCTCCCCAGCAGCAGGCCGGCGCCTATGATTCTCCTGAAGTTCAAAGCCAAGTCCTCAACCGGTATTACGGCGGGGCTGATTACGGGATGTTTAAATAATGGAAACCGTCTCTCTTTGTCCAGAGTGTTACGCAAGCATCCCGGCTGTGATCTACGAGCGCGACGGGGCGGCCTGGATGACGAAGGTTTGTCTTGAGCACGGCACATTTGATGCGATGGTGGAGCGTGATTATGGGTGGTGGCTTTACAGCCAGACACATGCGGGGAAGGGCATTTATGACGGGTACATCGTTGATGCGACCACCCGATGCAATCTTAATTGCCACCACTGTTTCCATTCAAAAGGGGGCGCCGATCGGTCTATTCCTGATATTGCCTTAGAGCTTCGGTCAAGGTCGCTCCCCGGCGACGCACCGGTTATCCTTTTCGGTGGAGAGCCGACAATACATTCAGAATTTTTTCAACTTGCCAGAGAAATACGGGATGAGTTCGGTTTGTTGTCAATGGTCACCAATGGAACAATGACCGCCGACCCTTCCTTTTTCGAGAAAGCGCTTCCGTTCTTTATGCTGAGAGGAAGAGATACCACCATCAATGTTTCAACCCATAAGGAAAGCAACGGGGCGGATATAGCCACACTTGAAAACGCCCGCGATGCAGGGGTGACAATCTACTCGGTTTTATACTTGGTGGACGATATCGGCCAAGTTGAACACGCCGTAAAATTGGCAGATCGCTACTCCGATGTTGTCCAGAATGTCAGAATACGGGCAGCCGGTAATATTTGGGCCGAGAGCGAAGACCCGGACAGGCTGTTCGTGTCAGATATCATTAAAGAGTTGGCCCGCTTAGGAAGGGTTGAATTAATTGCTGGTGCCAAACATGTAACCGGGTTTGCCAACATAAAGTTCAATGGGAATCTCCACCTGATCCCCGCCGCCTTTCCCGATGTTTTCCGTGTTGACCTTCAAGAAATTGATTGCGCCCCTTGGTATCGGGCAAAAGATGGAAGTGTTAACAATATCTTAACGTCTCTTCTGATCAACGAGGGAATCGACAAGGGCTTCTACCAGGGGCGCCCGGTATGAATATCCTCATGGTTCTCCATAAATATGGCGTCCGCCTCGACGACCCTTGCTGTTTTCCCCTTGGCTACATGACAATCTCTTCTGTGCTCAAGCAAAATGGCCACAATGTAACCATAAATAACCAGAACTTGCACGACGCGGTGCCACTTGAAGGATATGACGCCGTGCTCTTCACCGGGTTTGAAGACTTCCTGCCGCTGATTAAGCGCGACGCTGCCATCTGTCGGGCAAATGGGGTCAAGACCGTACTTGGCGGCGCCCTGGCCACGTTTAAGCCTGAAGCTATGGCGCAGGTCGTAGATACGGTGGTGGTTGGAGAAGGAGAGGATGTTGTCTGTAGAGCACTGAATGAGCACGGCATCATCCAAGGCACCAAGCCAGATATCAACGCCCTTCCCTGGCCTGACTATGAGGGGTTCGGGGTTGACGAATACCATCAGCGCAACGGCCGCAAACATATCGGAGTCTTGACCTCCCGTGGCTGCCCGTTCTCCTGCCGCTTTTGCGCCCAGACCTGCAAAACCCAACAGCGCGACGTTGATCAGGTGATGGCCGAGGTGGAGAGCTACGGGGAGGTAGACATCATCTTTAACGACAACACCTTTAACCTGAGCAAATCCCGCTTTATTGACATTGCCGGCCGGATGCGGCGGCCCTGGTCGGCGGCGATTCGGGTTGACAAGTTCGATGACGACATGGCCCAGGCCGCCAAGGATGGAGGCTGCCAATACTTTGTGGTTGGTATTGAGTCTTTTCGGCAAGACAAGCTAGACCGGATGAACAAGCGGATTAAGGTTGAGCAGATAACCACCTGCCTAGACCTCCTGCATAAATATGGAATCAGATACCACGGCAACATCCTTACCGGACTCCCTGGCGAATCTACCGAGGATATTCTTGACGAGTTAAGGGAGATTCCAGGCGGCTACAATGTATTTCCTGTGCTGGTTCAGCCTTTCGTCGGCACCGAATACAAGACACGCAGTATTTCCCCGGAAGATGCCGCGTCGTTTAAGGCACTCTACGCAGATATCGCCGCCAGCCGTGGCATGAGCATGTACCCAACGCAAAATGATTAGAGAAGCCGCTTATTCCGACATTTATGACGTAGGGGTGATGGCCAAGAACTTCGAGAACCATACTGTCCATGTGAAGGTTGACCCTGGATATACCGCCCTGGTGTATTGGCGCCATATTCTCAAGGGAACCGGGGTTGTTTTTGTAATTGAGAGGGAAGGCCAAATAGTTGGCGGGCTTGGCGGAATCAAGGGGCCAGACCTCCACTACCCAAGAATTATCGCCGTCGAGACATTCTGGTTCGTCCTTCCAGAACACAGGGGCGAAGGGTTGAAGCTGATGGAGAAATTTGAGCAGTGGGCAGTTGACCAAAAATGCGACGCCGTGGCGATGGTTCACTTATCTGACAGCCAGCCAAAGGTTTTAGAAAAGATTTACGCACGGAAAGGCTACAGCCTGGTGGAAAAACATTATTTAAAGGTGCTGATATGAGTGTGGTTTCTGGAGTTATGGGCGCCAACGCCGCCGAAGACGCGGCAGGGATGCAAGCCGAATCAGCAGCGCAAGCCAACGAAACACAGTGGAAAATGTACGAGCAGTCTCGGAAAGATCAAATGCCGTGGCTCGTCGCCGGTGAAGAAAACCTGGGCAACCTGAACGCAATGGTAGCGGACGGCCCGGGCTCCTTCAAGGACAGCGAGTATTACGACCAGGGGCTTGAGGAAGCCAACCGGGCCACCGACACCTATCTTGCCTCTCGCGGCCTGTACGGCTCAGGGAAGGCGGCAAAAGACCTCCAGAAAACCGCCGTGTCAATTAATACCCAGAACCGGGGAAATTGGTTGAATGAGTGGATCGCCACCAAGCTCAATCCGACTCAATCGCTTGCCGGGGTCGGCCAGTCTGCGGCGGCGGGGATGGCTGGTAATGCCTTAAATACCGGGAATATTATTGGCAATAACTTGATGTCTGCCGGTAACGCCCGTGCCAACGGGATGATTGGAGCGGCCAATGCCAGAACGCAGGGGGCGCAGGGGGTAGCCAACGCGGTGGCGTCGTATTATGGGAACTCGGGTGCAGCGGCAGGAGGTGGAGCGGCTAGTGGGGCAAGCAACGATTGGGTTGGCACAAGCGCAGGCGGAACGGCGGGAACCACAGCGGGAAGCGAAGGTTGGTAACCGGTAATATTAAGGAGATATTGAAATGTTAACTCAGCTACCAGAAGTAAAGGTGTTCGACGCTTCCCAGCCAATGCAAAACTATTTGATGGGCAAGGAGAACCAGCGGCAACAGGCCCGCCAAGCAACATCAGACAAGCAGAACGCCTTGCTCTTCAGCCAGGGGCAAGCAAACTTCGCCAATCAGCAGGCCGACAGGATAACAGACAGGACTGATAAAGACCTGGCCAGGGCGAATGCCGCCACGGATCGCACAAACGCCCTGGCGCAACAGGATCTTACCCAGAACGACCAGGCCAATGCGCGAGAGCAACTTTACGCTAGACAGGTCGCCGAAGAATTTCACAACAACATCTTGAAACTTAACCCAGAACTTCCGCCCGCAGAATGGGAGGCCCAGACCAATGAGTTCATGGACGGCTGGGTTCGCATGGTGGATGGCTTCAGGTTGCCACCAGATACGGCGCGTAATTTATCTCGGCGCGGGTTTAACGCCATATCTAAGGAGAATGTGCTGCGGGTTCAGAATGAATACAAAGCCAAGCTGGCAAAAGAGAACCAAGTAACCCTTTCCCCAGAGCAGCGCATTGTTAACGGCGCCACAGGAGCCGAGGTGGTTGCCGCAGCGGGCAAGCCTGTGACCAGCAAAGTGGAAGAGCGACAGAAGGGAAACAAAACTGTTTATGTCAAAGTTTATTCAGATGGAAAGGAGGAGGTCGTTCCTGGCTATGGCGGGGATAAGTGGAACGCCAAAGACAAGGACAAGGTAACCGAGTCCGACCTGAAGGCGGAAGCCTGGGGCAGAATTTATGCCGGCAAGGCGGTCGATGCTGACCTGTCCCTGCTCGGCCTCGATAAAGACCCCGCAATGGCGACGGCGGCTAAGATGGTGGCCGACGACTTCAAGATGATGAACAAGACCACCGATGAAAAGATTGCCGAAGCCACAAGGATTGCCGAAACATTGAGAGGGACGGGCTCATCTGGAAAGAAGTATTTGGCGGCAATGAAGCCTGATCCTCTGGGGCTCAGGTAGGGCTTTCCCGGGGTTATCCAAATTCACTGAACTTTAACGGGGTTATTGAAATTCATGCAAATCGCAGATATCCGCCAGAAGTACCCGGAGTACAGTGATCTATCAGACGGAGAACTTGTTTCTGGCCTGCACAAGAAATTCTACTCAGATATACCCATTGTTGAGTTTTCTAAGAAACTTGGGCTCACAGCGCCCACCGACACAATCCAGCCACCAACGGTAACCGGTGAACTAGCGAATGCCGCAAAGAATTATCTTTCAACCCCGTCAACCCCGTCAGCCTTCAAGGATGTTGCCGCGCTTCCCCAGGTAAAGGCAACCGTTTACCCAGCCCCGGCGCAATTCCCTGTGGAGATGTCGCCATCCCACCAGACATCGAGCGTCGCCATTCCTGCGCCAGTGAACACCAACGCCTTCAACCCAACTCGTATTGATTCTGGCAAGGTTGATGCTCTTGGGAAGATTGCGAGTGGTGTTTCAGGAGCGGTTGGCAACCTTGGCTTTGCGGCTACCACTGGTTTAGCAAAAGTATCTGGCGAGTTGGCCAATCTTTCTGTTGGTAATGAGTCGTCGCCACACGGATCAGAGGGCTATCTTAACCGGGAAACCTTTAAGGAAGCGGAAGACCAGCTTAAAAGACTTTCCCTTTATTGGGAGAAGGGAGCGCAAGACACCACCCTGCCGCAGCAGATTGTTGGCGATCTATTCGGCGGGGCTATCCCGGGAATGGTTAGCTTCACGCTCATGCCAGCCCTAGCGGCACGGAAATTATCAGAGGGTGATTTCCTTGGCGCAGCAAAAGAGGCCGGGGAATATGCCGTAGCCAAGACCATGCTGCACCATATCAACCGGCTGACCCCGGCCCCACGCTTAATGCTGGCCGGAATGTTCGGCGCCGGCCAGGCCGCTATTGCGGGTGGCGATGCGCGAGACATGGCCAGGGGTGCGGCCACTATGGCTGGGTTTGGGGTCTTGGCTGGTAAGGGCGGCAAGTCTCTCAAGGATGCAGGCGCAGAATATTTTGCCAAGTTCACTGACTTCAAGGCCCGCCGCGCCGCTCGGAAGATGTGGGAGAATGCACCGGATAGCATGAAGGTTCCGGCCATTATCGCGCTTGATCAGATGATGGCGAACAACCCTAATATGTCAGAGGGAGAAATAATCAGGCGGTGGCCTCAGTTTATGGATGAGGCGATCGGAAAAAGAAATTCCGGCGAAAACCAAGGGAAACCAGTCTCTACCGATGGCGCTAATCCTTTAGGGGATGTGATCAACGGGAAGATATCACCCGAGATTCCCCCTGCTTCCCCTAAGCCTCCACCGACTTCAGGAGAAGGGCCAGGAGTAGGCATCAACGACCTTTCCCGCCCCACCCCCACGACCGGCCCGCAGATTGAGGCAACCCGGCAGGCTCCCGCATTCCCAGGTGTCGCCCCGGCAATGATCCCGCCAGCGGCACCGGTTAACGCTCTGGCTTCACCGCAGGCAACCCCGGCCCTTCCTGCCTATCCCGGCACACCTCCAGCCTTTGAATTACCGAAGCAGGCCGCAGAGGAGCGCAACCTGGACACACAGGGCAATCGAATCGACCGGCGCCAGAACCACCCGAGCAACCCGCACGGTATCGAGATGCTGGCCGAGCGCAATAAGCCGCTTGAAAGAGTTCTTGACCGGGCAATGGTGAATCATGCCGATTACGAGAGATTGAAGGCAACTGATCCCGAGTTGGCAGAGAGGTATAAACGCGCAACAACTGACGAGCTGCTTGGTAGTTATGGGGTTACTAGCTTCGCAGATATAAGGGAAGTGGCGGGAAGTTTTGATAAACAGAATATCCCGTATGTTATTGAGCGGGCGGACGGGGGCAATCTGGGCGGGGCCAACGATAAACATGGCGGCAACCACGAAGGCGCCAATAGGGATATCCGTCAAGTATGGGGTGATGTTTATGTCCGCAGAGTGCGAGAGCACGGCGGCTTAGTGTCTCGCGATCAGGGCGATGAGATTTTAACGATCTGGCCTAACTACACCCTGGCCGAAGTTGAGACTATCCGCGCCGAGATTGAAAACGAAGTACGCGCCAAGCGGGACGAGTTGGGATATTCAGACACCTTCCATCCCAAGAAAGGTCTTCCAACTGGCGCCCTGCATATCAATTACGGCCTGGCGGAAGGAGTGCCAGGGAAGTTCGCCGAACAAGAGAAGGTCGCAGAGTTTGGGCAGCACAACCAGAAAAAGAAAGAAATAGCTACCATTGCAGAGAAGAATGGTTATATTCTTAACCAGGAGACAAAGAAATATGAGCCAAGAAAGCTGGAACATACGCCAGGGGCTCCCGGCGAACGCGACCGACCAGGAATCGCTGATACACTCGGCGCAGTTCGCCCCGACGCAGGACTTGCGGCAGCAGGCACACGAAATCCTGGTGGACGCAGAGAAGAAGGGAATTTTCCCGCCGAGGGAAACAGTGGTCAAGTAGCCAAACATCTCGGGGAAACCCTATCCGCCGACACGGAATCTGGCCAGCACATCCCGCTTCAGTACGGTCTAGCTGAAGCGCAAGACCTCGTTACATCCCACGACGACCAACTCCAAGTAAACCCCGAATATCCCGCAGAACTACAACCCCGGAACCGCGACCGCGCCGCCTATGCCCTCCAGGTTGCCAAGATTGCCAATGAGATTAAACCGTCCTGGCTTGTCAATAATTACAAGGTCAATGAAGGCGCCCCGGTTGTCAGCGGTCAGGGAGAAGTTGAGAGCGGCAATGGCCGGACAATCGGCATTCGTCAAGCATACGCCACCGGAAAGGCTGCCGAGTACAAAAAATATCTGGCCAACAACGCCGAGAAGTTTGGGCTTACTGCTGATCAGGTGAACAGTATGACCGCCCCTGTCTTGGTGCGGATCAGAACAGGGAGCATGTCCGCCGAAGAGCGCATCGCCTTCGCCCAAGAGGCCAACGTCAGCGGAGTTACCAAAGTTTCCACTGTTGAGCAGGCCAAGATTGACGCGGCAAAACTCGAATCTCTTGACCAGTTTGTACCGAATGAGTCTGGTGAGGTAAAGGACGCGGCCAACCGGGGCTTTATCCGCTACTTTATTGAAAGGGTTGTGCCGGCTGCCGAGCGCAATTCCATGATGGATAGCGACGGCAATCTTTCACAAGAAGGAGAGCGCCGGGTAAAGGCCGCTATCTTCGCCAAGGCTTACGATAATCAGAAAGTTCTTTCCCGCCTCCTAGAGTCCACCGATTCAAATGTGAAGAATATCACCGGGGCCATGCTTAACGCCGCCCCGGGTGTTGCCGCCTTGCGCCAAGGCATGAAGGCCGGCAACCTTTACGATCTGGATGCCACCGCCGACATCGGCACAGCAGTCGAGAAATTCGCCGAGATTAAATCTAAGGGCGACAGTGTTAAAGCCTTCCTTCAGCAGACCAATATGTTTGGTGGCGGGATGCCCGAAAGCCAGAAAGCCATTCTTGGCTATCTTGACGGCGCCTCTCGCTCACGCAAGCAAGTTCAAGCCTTTATTCAGTCATACGTCGATGTGGTTAACGGCCTGGGTAACCCAAACCAGTTATCTCTATTGGGCGGCAGCAAGGAAGTGCCAACCCTGCCCGCAGTTCTTGACCGGGCCATAAGCCGGGCCAACGAGAAGAGCGACAAGGGGCAGACCCTTTTTAGTAACGTCAAAACCCCGCCTGCTATTGATTTGACGCCAGAGACACCAGTCGCCCCCGCAGCAATCACAACCCCGGACGCCTCTACTTCTACCCCGGCAGAAGCAAGCGCCACGCATGGGGGCAAGAGAACCGCCACCATAACACAAGGAGATGTCGGGCAATGGACGGTATCATTCCTTGAAGATGGGCAGGAGGTGTCATCGTCTAATCCGCAAAGCGAGGCTGCTGCAATAGCGAAGAAAATTAATTGGGAGAAAGGGCGAAAGGCAGGGCCAGTCCCCATCCACAGCCAAGAGGCGGAAATAGATCGAGCCGCCACTGCCGGGTACGAGTTCGCCAAAAATAATGGGCCGGGAGTTCGATTGGCTCCGCCTGCGTGGGTAGAACAAGACGACTTCACCTCGCTTGCGTTTAAAATCGGCGCCAGAAGATATTTTGACGAGAACCCATCCGGGGTTACTTCCGAAATAAAGAAAGGCGAGATTGGCGGCAAGATGTCAGAGGGCGAAACAGTCCTGACCTCTTCCGGTCGAACCACCACCCCTTTCCCGAAAATTGACACCACGACCAACACCAAGACCATCTTTACCGTCAAGCGCGGAACGGCCTGGTTAATGGATAATGCCATTGCCGAGGCCCAGGCCAGGGGGGATAGCTTCAACCTGCGCCAGTTCGAGTCGAATAAGGCCAAGCCAAGCCAAGCGGACAAGGATAGCGCCGAGTTGTACTTGTTTGGTGAGCAACCTGCCGTCAAGCCAAGCATTTTGAAGGACCTGACCCCGAAGGCTCCAGTCCCACGGCCGGCCGCTCTTACCGAAAGAGACGCCACCACCGAAGAGCGGATCATCAGCGAGAAGGCACCGGCAGTCCTCGACCTGGCCAACAAGCCAACGGGATGGAAACAGCTTGTCGGCGAAAACCGTGATTCCGTCACACTGGTCACCATTGACGGGAAAAAGGCGATAGCGTTTACCAACCCCGACGCCAAGAGCGGGGCGGAAGCAATGCGAATGATGGCTAAAGCCCACGCCTACGCCATTGACAACCCCTATTCGATTCCAGAATCGTCTCCTGGTGAGCTTGTTGTTAAGCCCCTGGTCGGCCAATCGGCACCAGCCAAATCAGGGAAGCATGTCTCTAGTCTAGGGATGTCCTACGAGGCCGCAGTTGAAAAGAACCTGATCCACATGGGAACGCCCCGGGCGCAATGGTCGGCGGTCAAGGTATCAGGAGCCGAGGATGACGGCGCCGGACACCTTATGCCTATTTTTGATTTTCCTAAAGGGTACACCGACGCCCCGACGCTATTCCCGATTTCTGGCTCTGACTCTAATTGTGAGCTTTGTGGAAATGGGATTAAGATTATTTATCACCTCCAGAACGACACAAGGAAATGGAATCTGAAGGTTGGTAGCGAATGTGTTACGCACTTCACTGAAGGAGTAGCCGGTGAGCAACTTACTAAACAGGCTGTTTGGGAAATCAACAGGGCTCTCGCCCGTAAAGTGATAGCGGCAAGGAAAAAATTATGGGAAGTCTTCGCCACTCCAAGCACAGGTAGTTATGGCCGGCAGGGCAGAGCGATCAATAACCAGATAGCCGCTGGTACGCACGGTAGGATCAAAGAGCTGACAAAGAATATCTTGGCTGACAAGCCCAAGTTAAGCGGCATGGAGGCCACAGCAGACGGAGCGATAACTAGATGGGTGGCGGTAAACAAGGATGAGCTCTCGGCGCTTATTGATAAGGCTGCTGACCTTATTGAGAAAAAAACCGGAATCCGCCCGACCTTCGAGGAGGCCAGTGTTGTTCAATCTGAAGTAACGACAAATACCACTCCCGCCCCTCTTCCCGAAGGCGTCCATAAAGATGTAGTTGAACGCCTGGAGATGGAACTTGCCACCGCTCAAGATCGAGCCGCCAGAGAGCAGGCCGCGTCGAAACGGTTGCATGAGTCAGACAATATCCCCGGCTCTTTCGTTACCGGGCGCAGCAATCAGCACAAGGGCTTGCAGAAGAAACGCGGGGCCATGAATGAACGGCTCATGCGCCAGCACGACAAACTCCAAGCCGCCGAAAAGAGCTTGGCCGAAGCCGAGCGGCGCCTGGCTGGTTACCGGTCGGGAGAATTCCACGAAAACGGCCAACCCCGGGCCGCCTCGCCGTCCCGCCTGGCTGCCGCTAAAACGGTTGGAACTTATGCCGACTACATCAGGGCCAGGGTAAGCAAGGGCGATACGGTTACCTTCCTGCCTAATCCTCGCGCGGGAGGTGTGGAGGTTAAGCGCCTCAACGTCAAGACCGTGACGCTATCCACCGGGACGAATTGGACATACGACAATATCGCTCCCATGAAAGACGGCCGGGAGATGACCCGGGAGGAGTTGAAGGCGGATATTAAGGCATGGCACCAGACCGATCAGGCTGTGCCGGTTGAGAGCTCACCATCCAAAGAAGTTACAGCCAAAAAATCTCTTACCGAAATGGTTGACGAAGCTCTTGCAGGAAGAGCTGTTGGGAATAAGGCCGACGCCCTTCGGAAACAAGCCGACAAGCTCACCAGCGAAGCTATGTCTATGCTTGATCGGATTCCGCCAGGGCAGCCAGTAGGATCGCCAAGAGACAGGAATCTTCGGGATAAGTCAGCAGAGAAAATGCGCCAAGCCGGAGAGCTGAATAAACAGGCGGAAGAAATAGAACTAAAGCCAGCCAGACCTCAGCCGGTTGAGAAGGCGACACCCCCCTCTGCACAGGTTGAGTGGACACCAGAGCAGCAAGTCAAGATTTCCGCCGACACCCTCAACGAATTGCGGCCCGACGATGTTTACCGGGTTCTTGAATCAACCCCGGCAGAACACCGGGACGCGATGAAATGGGCGATCATTAAGGAGCATTCCAGCAATCAGCGGATTCAAGACGAAGTGCGCTCGGCGATGGACGAACTGGCCGCTGAGAAGTTGGGCGAAAAGATTCCACCCAGCCCTGCCAAGTCCGAGAAGCCCAAGGTTATCTCCTGGGAGAAGCCAGACCAAAAGCAGCTCGAGGAAGAATGGAAAACTGAACAGCTTGATTCACTTTTCTTCACCGGCTACCCGAAACCAGAACAGGCCAGAGCCTACAAGCAACAGTGGTTTGCCGCCCTGGACGACTTCAGCGCACCCGAAAAGGTTGATCCTCAAGACTTCAAAGCCGACCTTTATATCGCCGAGTCCGACGAGAAGCTGGCCGAAAATATCAAGCACATGAACAAGAATGTTCCTGGCGTCAGGGCCATGCTTGATAGTGGAAAGGCTCCAATGCCGGTCGTTATCCGCAAGGAAGGCAAGCTGAAGATTCTGGCCGGACGCACCCGGATGAGCCTGGCGGCGATGTCTGGCCAGGAAGTTGAGGCGCTGGTAATCGACGACAAAAAGATGCGCGAAGCCTTCTACCCTATGCGCCGGGCCGAGTTCCTCGATCACGGATGGGGAATCTTTGGATTTAGCCCGAAACCCAGCTATCCCAAGATCATTGACTACATTGAGGGCCGAACAGAAGAGCTTCCAGTTCTCGGGGTTGACCCGAATGCTACCCCTGAGAAAGTGAAAAAAGAGGTAGAGCGCCTGATGAAGCACCTGGGCGCCACCAGTAGGGAAAACGCAAAAGCAATGTCTCCAGGGCCGGCCAGCACCGAAGCGCCCGCCGAATCATCCTTGCCCGCCACAAGCCAGCAAGATGCCATTGCAACGCCCAGCAAGATTGATCAGGCCACCAGGGAAAATCCCGATATCAAAACAACCCTGGCTTTCCACAATGAAACGATTGAGCGCCTGGCCAACGGTGAAGCCACCCTGGCCGAATACAAAGCCGGGTTCACTCGCCTCCTGAACAGCCAGGCAGAATTGACCGCCGAGTTCTCCAAGATGAGCAAGCAGGCCATTATGGATGAGATTGGCGGCCATACTGCCGACCGGATGAGGGGAGACAAGAAGGATGTGGCTGTGCGAAGTGCCGTCGATGCGCTGGTAAATGATTATTTCATCAGCAAAGAAGGCGGGATGGGCAGTATTAGTTATGAGATTGGCGGGGATTATCGCACCTCTCGCAACGCCGCTATTCAGAAGAAGATTGACGACTTTACCGAAGAAGACTTGAAAGCATACGCCGCCAGGGTGAAGGCGAACCGGGAAAAGTACGCCGCCCGGCAGGAGCAGGCCGAAGAGGCCGTAAAAGACCCGAAGACCCTGAGCGACTTCAAGGATTATTTCCGCGCCAAGATGAGCCCGACCGTTTCCTTCAAGGAGGTTTACCGAGGGCTCACACCTGAACAGCAGGCCGCTTTTGATAGCCACTCGGCAGGCGAGAGCCGCCCGGCCAGGATCGCCGCCCTGGAGAAACGCCGCACCTCTGTTCGTGTTGCAGACCAGACAACCGGCGCCGTTGTTGTTCCGGGGATGCACAAGAAACATAATGTCCCGATTTGGACTGTCCAGCTTGGTGAAAAGGTTGACCGGGCCAGCTACGAGGCTCTGCTTGGCACCGCTAAACAGATGGGCGGCACCTACGTCAACAGAATGAAAGCTCGGATGTATAACACCGATGACGGCTTCCAGTTCCGCGACCAGGCCAAGGCCGACGCCTTTGTTAAACTGGTGGCCGGCGATAAGACCGAGGCCGAGCAGGTAGTCAAGGAGCGCCGCGATTCCTTCAAGGACGACCGCAGCCAAAGCGCCGTCGAGCGCCTTAACGAGATGGCCGACAAGCTCGACGAGCGGGCCGGCGAATCTCTTGGACGGGATCGGAAAGAGAATACCTCCAGGCGGGCAGACCAGTCGGCCCGGGCCGAAGCCACAGCCAATGCCGAAAAGGCTATGGCCACCACCATGCGGAATATTGCCAACGCGATTGAATCGGGCTCGGCAGAACTTCTTGATCAGGTGCGCCAGAAGGTTCAGGTTGAAACCCTTCAGAAGTTCCTGAACAATGCCCGCAACGGCGAGTACCCGAATTACAGCGATTGGGAAAAACACCGCTACGACCCGCCAACAACCAAGACCGCTGGCTTTGTTGAGTACCCGCAATATACCGCTTTCCGGTCGGATTGGGCCAGACTCGGGCGCCAGTTGCGCGAGATTGACGGAACCAAGAAACTCGGCGCCGGAATCCTGAAGGTTGCCGATGATGTGACCGCAGCCTACGAGAAGTTTGCCAAGGACAATATTAAGTCAACGCACGGTTTTAGCGAGAAGTCTGTTGCCCGCTTCAGGACAACCAGCGGCGGCCAGGCAACTTTCAAATCAAAGACCCTGGCGGAAGATTCTATCGACCGCTCAGGATATCGCGGGAAAGCTATCGCCCTCAAGATCAAGAATGGCGAATACCAGATTATAATGAGCCCCGAGTCCGCAAGAGAGGCTGGCATCTGGGAAGGCGACAGCGACAAGCGCATTACGATGGCCCCGGATGTAGGCGCCGAGATTGTGGCCAAGGTTAAGGCGATGAGCCGTAGCCAGCGCGTCGATATGCCTTGGATGTTTGAGGTGGTGCGCGATGACCGCGCCCGGCTGGCGGCGATGGGCTTTGAAACCCCGGCTGAGCTTCGAGCCGCCCTGCGTGAGTTTATTAATCTCAGAGAAGCCCCGAAACAGGCCGACAAGATTAAGCAGATGGAACGCGAGATGATTGGCCGGGCCAAGGACGGGCTTGACTTCTTCCCCACCCCGAAAGCCACCGCCCAGGAGATGATCGACGCGGCCGGGATCACCGAGGGTATGAAGGTGCTGGAGCCGTCTGCCGGGATGGGACATATTGCCGAGCAAGTGCGAGAGTCAGGAGCCGAGCCCGATGTGGTCGAGATGTCAAACGACCGGCGCGAGTTGCTGGAGGCCAAGGGCTTCAATGTGGTTGGCCGAGACTTCATGGATATGAAATCGGCTCCCGAACCAATATGGAAGTATGAGGAATACACCCCGTTTTCACGACAACTAGCCAAAGATTACACCCGGTCAGAACTGGAGTCGCAGCGCGATAAGTACGACGCAAATCGAAGTGGTTTGGCTGCCAGCCACGAAAGAGCAATATCCGCCACCTCTTCAATGACAAGCAATAGCGCCCGCCGTGCTGGCTCTAGAAATTCGATGACCGGGAATTATGAAGATTTTCAGAACAGAGTTAACGCTCTCGAAATCTATGATAACTACCCAGAGAAGACCAAGGAAGGGGGAAATGTCCAGGCTGGTGGTTATGACCGAATCATAATGAACCCGCCGTTCTCTGACCGCCGTGACGCGCAGCACGTTCAACATGCCTTCACCCTCCTTAAACCGGGTGGCCGGGTGGTGGCTATCATGGGAGAGGGCGTGTTCTTCGGCCAGGACAAGAAGGCCGTCGCTTTCAGAGAATGGCTTGATGAGGTTGGCGGAACCGCCGAAAAGCTGGAGTCTGGGACATTCCTTGACCCATCCCTACCGGTTAACACCGGAGTTTCTGCCCGTATGGTTGTTATTGATAAACCGGGCGGGCAGATGGTTACCAGTGAACCGGCCGCCCCTTACGCGGCGGAATATGATAGTGTTGCCGAAGGAGATATTGAAAGCGAAAGCGTGATTACTCGGGCGGTTGATACCGAGTCGCCAGAGTTCAAACAGTTCTTCGGCCCCTCTGTTGTCACCATCGACGGCGAGGCCGGTAGCGCCCCGCTGGTGGTCTATAAGGGGATGCTCAAGCATGACTGGAAGACCGGCAGGGAAATCACCTCTATCGACTCACCAAATGGCCCTTGGGCTGGTTTCTTCACCGACTCCGCCGATGTGGCCGACAAGTTCCAAAAAGCCTTTGCCACAATGGGCGAAGCCAGGACAATCCAGGTTTATTTGAATATCCGCAACCCCTATGTCATTGACGCCAAGGGTGGCCGAGCCAAAGACTTCATGTTTGATGATGCCGTGTTTGGGAAAGACCCAACTAACCCGGGCGCCGCTGCCGCCTTCCGGCAAGGCCATGATGGTGTGATCATTAAGAACACAGCAGACGAAGGAGCGGTTTATATCCCGGCCCGGCCCACTCAGATCAAATCAGCCACCTCCAACACCGGGGAGTTTTCCCTCACTAACCCGAATATCACCAGAGAGCCCACGGCCGAGTATCAAACCACCGTCATCGAGCCAGCCAAAGCCTTCTATTCCAAGCTGAAAGATGTCTCGGTTGGGAAGTTTATAGGCATGAAGGCCCAGAGCGTCGAGCCCTACCTGCTCAAGCAAGGCGTGAAGAAAGCAGAGATTGAGGCCACCGGGCTGCGTGAATGGCTGGCCGCCAAGAAGCCAACCGACAAGGTGACCCAGGCCGAGCTTGAGAACTTCGTCAAGGCGAATACCGTTGAGCTTGAGGATGTGGTGTTGGGGAAGAACAAGACAACCGGCGTTCACGATACAGACCATGGGTGGCGCAACGCCATAGACATTGCCTTTGATGCAGGCAGAGAGGCCGAGGCTGACAGGCTCACGGCGGGGTATGACTCGTGGAGAGCATCAGGGGGCGCGACAGACACCCACTTCTCCCAATACACCGAACCCGGCGCGGTTGAGGGCAGCTACCGGGAGATGTTTGTTACGGCTCCAGGTGTCAACGTACCTACCGAAAACGGGCGCCTCTGGCGTGACGGTCACTCTCAGTACGGAGAAGTAGAGAACCCTGTTGTCCGTATCCGGTTCAACGCGGTCGAGGCCGACGGCAAGCGCGTTTTAAGAATTGAAGAGATGCAGGGACCGAACCCCGACAACCAAGCCAAGATGCCCGCCTACCTCAAGGAGAACATCTACCAGCTTGGCGTGAAGCGCATCCTGGCCTATGCGAAGGCGAACGGCTTTGACGGGGTGGCGCTGGCGACCAAGCCAGGACGGACTGCGGGCGAGACTCAGGCGGATCGGTACTCGCTGGAGAAGCAGGTTGACAAAATATCAGTGGATAAGACTGCCAGCGGAACGTACCGGTTGCAGGTCTGGGGGCCAGAAAACAACTCCATATATTCCAACAAGAACGGTAAGGCAATTACCGCCGACGGACTTGTGCCGATTGTTGGCAAGGAGCTGGCGCAGAAAATATCCGAGCAAGAACCTCTGAGTGGGAAGACCTATTCTGGGGTTGACCTCAAGGTAGGCGGCGAAGGCCTGAAGAAACTCTACGACACCGACCTCCCCCGCATGTTCGAGGCCTACGGCAAGGGAAAGATGGGGGCGGTGGAAACACCAGAGACTAAGGATATCCATATGCGATATTCTCCAGACCGTTACGAATGGAACGGGCCAGTTCCTACTCTGGAAGATGTCAAAACAATGATGGAGATATCCGAAAAATCCGGCCCTCCTATTTTTGACAATCCTTTCACCGGCCAGCGCCAGGACTTCGCAATAAATACTGTTGGAACTCACCGGTCACTCAAGGAAGTCTATCGGGATGTTTCCAGCGGCGAATATGATATGAAGGAAGCTCTTATAGCGAAAGGGGCAACCACCGTATTCGGGGCCAATGTTATCCCTATCGCCTCCGGTTCGACCATACCCTACATCCCCATCACCCAGAACACCCCGACCAGCTTCGCTACTTTCGAGCCCCGCCAGATGAGCTTCGGCTACGCCAAGCGACCCGAAACCCTCACGCCAGCGCAGAAGGACAACGAGGCCAAAGCTATCGCAGGGGCAACCGCACAAATCAAGGGATTGCCTGGGACTGTACTCGCAAACAAAATAGCCAAGGACTTCAAAGATAACAGTAAAACCAATATCTTAGGGCAACAAGTTAATGGGATAGATGACATGGCTGTAATCGGTCAAATATTCCGCAACCCTCACTTTGAAACCAACCGCTATGTGTTTGTGAAGGATGGAAAGATTGTCAATATCACCGGCGTAACCTCCCGCCTTCCTGGTTCGGCTGCGGCCTTTATTGGTAGAAATACCGACGCGGCTAAGGGCGCCACCCAGATTCAAGGGATGATTGATCAATCCGGGGCTAATGGCTTCTACCTGCTCCATAATCACCCGAGCGGCAACCCACGGCCAAGCGGACTTGATATTGAATTCACCAAGTTCATCGAACACAAGTTTGCCGACCAGTTCCAGGGCCATGTTGTGATCAACCACGACAGCTACGCAACCATCAAGGGCGGGAGTATTGAAGTCAAGCCCCTCTCAATGGCTACCCAAGAGCCCGGCCGGTACGGTGCGGCCAGCGGAATAACCACCCCCCACCCTCTTATCGGAACGCTGATAAATAGTTCACGCACCCTGGCAGCTTCGGCGGCGAAGTTGCAGGCCGACGAGAGTACCTTTCAAATAATCGGCACCAGCGGTTCGTCTGGCACGGTGGCGGGGATTATGGATATCCCTGTAAGTGCGGTGAACAAGGCGAAGGGGTTGCGACTGGTGGCCATGCTTCGGCAGTTTGCCCGGGCAACAGGATCAGCGCAGGTGTTCGCCGTGAACATTCCAGACAAGGCCGGTATCGACTTTGAGCGGGCGATAAAGAACGGAGTGCTAGTCGATGCGCACTATTCGTCCTACGGTTCTTTGTCCGACGCAGGAATTCACCCGGAAGGAGATGTTGACTTCGGACGCAGTGGAATCAAGGGGTTAAAGGTCAGTGA